GGTTGTTTTGGAAAGAAAAAATGGCAAACTGGAATTGTGTGGGCTGCATATGATGGTGATGCTGATCCAACTAATCAAAATTGCATATGTTTCGACAACGAACTAAAGGTTACTTTCCTTTGTCTTAGTAATAACGGAAATAATTTGAGATATCAGGGTACTGTCTCTAATGTCAGACCCGGTAGTGGTTTCAAAACTATAAAAGAGCTTCGAGAGCACGGAGCAAACCCAATAAAACAAGGTGATGGATATAGTTGGATTGCATTGTTAGCAGAAGAAAATCCACTCGCAGAAGATTCTTCATGGTCAACCATGGTCATACGTGACATTGATTTTCCGTTAAATTCAACAGGAAAATATGTCGATGATTCTTCTTCTGATTTCCCCTCGGCTGCATCGATGCCCCATGCACCATCTGATAGAGGAGCAGTTGGGTTTTATACAAAAGAACCTGCATACGATCCAACCGATGGATCCACTGTAGCAGGAGGAAATCTTTTGATGGCGTTGTCTCGGGTAAAACGATTTGATGTTTATCAGATATGGAGAGGTCTCAAGGAAGGACTTGGTATCGACACCCAGACAATTTTTCTGAGTGGTACCGATAAAACAGAAGCTGATTTACCACCTTCAGCAACTTTAACATCAATAACCGATGAAATACGATCCGCATTTGACAAAAATAGTCCTGTTGGGTGGTATAATGAAATGGTTACGTTGTGGGGACGAAAAAAGGGTAGCTTATTATCTGTGTCCTTGGATATTAGTGGACTTTCTCCAGAAGATCTTATTGTGAATCAAAAACCAACTGTAGAAGCGATTGGCAATAACGGAAAAGATCCAGCATGTGAATTTATATACAAACAGCTAAATGCCCATGAATGGAAAATACAGGGCATCAAAATAACTACAGATACCGAGGGGGTTCGTCGTATTGGTTCTGATAGCAGTGGAATAAAGTTTATTGTAGATACTGGAAATACAGACAAAAATTCTCTACTAGAAGGTAGGATAAAAGCAGTGCTAACGCCAACAGACACAAGCCTGCTGACTGAGCGTGTTCTCTACAACAAACTGATTAATATTGCTGGTTATATGACATCATTTAAAGTTCCATCTAGCGATCTATCCACAACACTAGGTGTAACTAACTTCACCACACCCACTCAGTTTGATTCATATGGTGTTGTTCAAAATCTTAAATCCAATAGTTCTGGTTTTGTGTTGGGTTCTGATAAGGGACCGAACCAAAGTCTAGAGGTCTCAAACTTGATTGATGGTCGAGTGAGAAGAACAGGCTCAGGAAACGTTCCATCTACTGGAATGTCAGTGTGGAAATTCTCAAAGGCATCAGCATCGAATATCGTAAAGACGCCACCAATAGGATTCATTCAGAGCAGTGCAACAGTATTAGGAGTAAATCCAGATTTTTGATATCACATTTTACTAGTAAGACTGGTAAGGTTTGGTACAGATTTTTGTAAATGGTCAATACATCTATATTGGTAATTCTTCTGGTGCTTCTTTGTATAGGTTTTATCAGCACTGTGAAGAAAACATCGACAGCATCAACTGGATCTGATGGGCATGTAGAACATATTGGTACAAGTAACATTCAAATGAGCGGCATAAATAGTTCTGTGAACTCTAGTTTTTGGAATCAAGTTCGTTCAATTAGTATAAGGTAGAAAATAAATGGGCGTAGAAGACAATCAATTTGAGATTTCTAATCTTGCTTCAAATACCAGTTTCTATGATTGGTTTCTGAAAGAAAACGAAGATATAATCAATAAACTAAATCGCATCAAGTTGTATGACATTGATGTGACTGGTTCAAATGCTAATGGAATTAGTGCTGGTGTGGGAGCAACTGGATCTGGTATTACAGCCGGGTTTGTCCAGCTCGGAGTTTATCACGATATTCCCCATGGTCTAACCGTTAGTGGTGATTTAACTGTGACTGGTAAGGTAACAGGAGCAACCTTCGGAACAGCAATAAACACAGGATTTGATTTCAATCACAGCACAGCAGCATTGACAGCAGGAGTTTCTGCTGGTTTCTTCGCAATTCCAGATGCCACAGGGGGCATTACACTCTCCTCTGGATTTGCTGGTTCAACCACTCATGGATTTGACAAAAATGATAGCATTGGTGTTGTAGAGAGTGTTTCTGGTAATACGTTCAGAATAATAACTTCTGGTGTGTATAGGGGCTTTAGCGGATTAACCGCTGGACACACATATTACTTAGATCCAGATAGTCCGGGTGGATATACAGGAGGAAAAACTTCTGTTGGTGAACAAACAGTTCTGAAATTGTTTGTGTCCACAAGCGCAACAGAAGGGGCTATTCAAATCGGGGATCCAACTGTTAGTTAATGTGAGGTGATTTATGCCATGTGGTGGTTGCAGAAAGAAACAAAAGCGAAAAATTTCGTTTGACCCCAATGCTGGAAAAGGATCTATTCAAAAACAATTAAAGGACATGACATCAAAAGGNTTGACGATGATTCAATCATTCGCGATGTCTATGTCATCGAGGGGTCTACGAAACAAAAAAGTAGATAAACCTATAAAGCAGTTACGGGTATTGAGTTGTTTTGGTAATGATAAAATAGGATCATGCGAACATCTGAAGCGTAGTTCTAAGAAAAGTGGGATGTTTTATTGTGGTGAGTGTGGATGTGGAGACAAAGAAACAACTTGGTTGACGCCAACATCAGACAAATACTCTAAATTGGACTACCCAAAATTAAATTGTCCTCTTTCGATGCCGGGATTTACCAATTACTCCACTAGCACTGAATCCGAAAGAAAACTCAAAATAGAATCAATAAATGTTGACGATCTCAACGAAATTTCAGTATCTATGCCTAAAATTCAAGAATAATTTTAATTGAATTGTTTGGCCACATAAATACTTCTGAGGTACAAACACATGGCAACACCAAACTCAAGAGAATCACTAATTGATTATGCNTTTAGACGATTGGGCGCTCCTGTAATAGAAATTAATGTTGATTATGGTCAAGCAGAAGAGCGACTAGATGATGCACTCCAATACTTTTCTGAGAGACACTTTGATGGTGTCGAACGATGTATTTTTTCTTATAAAGTCACTCAAAGCGATATCGACAATAAATACATCAATACAACTAGCCTAGGGAAGGCAGTTGGTTATGGTGACACAGAAGGACCAAATGGTAATAACTTACTTAGTGTTACCCGAGTTCTGCGATTTGGTAATTTAGCAAATCAGAGCATGTTTGATGTCCGTTACCAACTAGCTTTAACAGATTATTTTGGTGTGAATAGGGGTCTTGGATTCCAAAGTTCCCTTGGACTGGCTGGATATGACAGCACGATGCGTTACATTAATCTGGTGGAGCAGTTTTTCCAACCAGAACATATATTGCACTTCAGTAAAGTCACAAAACGACTTCACATGGACATGAAGTGGAAAGACGAAATATCCGCCGGCGATTACGTTATAATTGAGGGGTATGCAAGTTTGGATCCTACAATATATACAGACATTTTCAATGATAGGTTGTTGAAGGAATATATCACATCACTTATCAAGCGACAGTGGGGATCAAACTTGGCAAAATATGATGGTGTCCAACTTCCCGGTGGTGTAACTATTAGAGGTGGTCAATTGTATCAAGAGGCTCTTGCAGAGGTTTCTGCAATTGAACAGAAAGTACAATCGGAGTACGAATTACCAGTTAATTTCATAACGGCATAATATGGCAAAAAGTCCTTACATTCGCGACGTTCTAAGTGAACAAAATTTAGTCGAAGATCTATATGCGGAAACTATAAACCATATGGGTCGAGATGTTTATTACATTCCCCGAACACTGAGAAGTCAAGATAAAATTTTTGGTGAAGACTCCAGAAGCATTTTTAGTAAGGCATATTTGATTGATATGTACCTGTCCAACGTTCAGGGATTCGAGGGAGCAGGGGACATAATAACAAAGTTTGGTATTGAGGTTAAAGATCGTGCAACTTTAATTGTTGCCAAAAGAACCTTTAGTCAATTAGTAACAAGCAGAGATTCGACAATAGTTCGTCCTAGAGAGGGAGATTTAATCTACTTCCCCCTATCATCAACATTGTTCGAAATTAACTTTGTTGAACACGAAAACCCACTTTATCAATTGGGTGATTTATACAGCTTTGTGTTGTTTGCTGAAGCGTTTAGCTACAACAATGAGGTATTCCAGACAGGTATAACGGATATCGATGGATTTTATTCAACAAGAAAGAAACTTGCACAGACTATAAGTCTTTCAGAATGGACAGAAAGTTCTGGAACAACATCAAACTTCTTTGTTGGAGAAGAAATATTCCAAGTTTCTGGACACACTGGTGCAGGCATTTCATATGCACAAGCCACAGGTAAAGCCGAAATTATTGATATTAGTGGTACTACCATGACAATCGGTAATGTAGATGGAACATTCGCTGTTACTGATGTGCATGGATTTAGTGCATCGATACTTGGTAGAGGAAGCACCGCAGAGAAGTATATTAGTGGTACTGCGGATTCGGACTTCAGCACACAGATCAATGTACAAAGCGACGAATTGCTTGGTGATAATGAAGAGATTGATATAGAACTGGATAGAGATGATCTATTAGACTTTAGTGAACAGGATCCATTCTCGGAGGGTAACTTCTAATGTTTAAATATTTCTATAATGAAGCTCTTAGGAAACTAGTTCTGGGTGTTGGAAATTTATTCAACAATGTTTATGTTGGTAAATATGATAACGGGACACTAAAAGAAAAAAATAGAGTTCCCCTAACTTACTCTGCCAAAGAAAAATTCATAAGAAGAATTCAGGAAACCAGTTCTATTACTCCCGGCGTAAGAGCAGAGATAACTCTGCCAAGAATGGGATTTGAGATGATTGGATTGAATTATGATCCAGCAAGAAAGGTGAACAAACTAAGAATAACNAAGAATCCCCCCGACAGCGACAACAATCAGGTATTTAATTATGCTGAAGTTCCATATATGGTAAACTTCGGTCTCTATGTGTTCACACGAGACATAGATGAAAACCTACAAATTGTAGAACAAATTGCGTCGAATTTTACACCTGAATTTATATTTCAAATGAATTTCAATTCGATTAACAGAAAAGTTAATGTTCCTTTAGTTATGACTGGGACATCGACGAATGAAATATATGAGGGAGACTTCAACGAAAGAAGAGCCGTTACAACAACATTCAGTTTTATGGCAAAAACCTATATCTATAGTAGAGAAAGAACAGGACCAACCATCAGCACTGCAACTGACACATTCCGAATGGGTGGAGAAACCTCTGCATTCCAAGGAAGTTTAGAAGTTGGAGAGGGTAGCTGGAGTATCAATGGAACGACTGCTGCGAACACTCCATCATACTCAGATACATTATAACTTATGAATGAACCAAATGAAAAAATATCAAGCGTATTAAACACAACATTTGAAGAATCGACAAAAGAAAAATCTAATGAAATTCTTTCTAACAGCGATATTCGAAATGAAGTTGTAAAAAATAAAAAAGAAATAAAGGATCTAACAAAAACTGATGCAGAACAAGATTACAACAAAATTCGTAAGAATCTTTACGGACTTTTGGGTGATGGTAAGGAAGCGATAGATGGTATACTTAAAGTGGCTACGGAGGGAGATTCGCCTCGTGCTTATGAGGTCGTCGCACAACTCCTTAATACAGTTTCCACTATAAATAAAGATCTGATGGATCTACACAAACAGGTTAAAGAGGTCAATAAGGAAGAAAATGTCTACAATAATAATACCACGAATGCCATTTATGTCGGTTCTACTTCCGATCTACAGGATCTAATCAATCCTGATCGAAGCAGAAACAAAAAAGTGATAGATGTACAACATGAGGTAAAATCGGAAGATGACGGATAAAAAAGGTGGATATCTAGGCAACCCAAATCTTAAGCCCGCTGGAGTTGGTATAGAATTTACCAAAGAGCAGGTTCAAGAATATCTTAAGTGTTCTCAGGATCCAATTTATTTTATTAAAAACTATGTCAAAATCGTCTCACTAGACGAAG